AACCTTTCTTGAGGATAGAGTAAGGGTTGTTAAAGGTTGCACTCTGTACACGCACTATTGCAATTCTATTTACCAGAGCATTGATAAACTGGTTTGCAAAGGCAGGTGTACCATAGATGATTTCTCCCACTTTGGGAATGTCATTGACACTTGTAACTTCTGGTACGTTCTGCTGATAATCATAAGAAGCGTTCTGTCTAATTACATTTAAAATGTCAATGGTTGACGCATTAAGCGTACTGTTTGCAATTCTTCTTGCCATGATTTTATCTTCCTTTCTTAAATGAATTTATTGCTAAACTGTTGTAAACAGTTCTGCAAACGTCTTAGGTTTAGGCGTGTCATCTGGTTTAGGTGACTCGGGGTCAGGATCTGGGTCTGAACTGTAAAAACGTTCAGTATATTTTTTCCGCCATTCAGCGTCATTTTCTTCGTACTTAGTTTTCCAGTCTGTTCCGTCACCTTTTGCCTTTGTTTCTAAGTCAGATAGTGTGTCAGTTATATCTTCCAGAAATGCGATTGTTTCATCGTCAGTCTGTTCTTCAAATCTTGCTTTAACTTCTGTAATAATTTCTTCTCTAGTTTTTACTGCCATAATGCTCTCCTTTCTATGAGATTTTTTCCCACTTTGTAGTGTCAAATAAGACGCTTAATCTTAATGAAAGAGGATGATTAGGTGAAAGCATAATTACACCATCTTCTGTTACCATAATAATAAATCCCTCTTTATGCTTATAAGTACCTGCTTTGAACGGCATATCTGTTTCTCCCTTCTTATCAATAATGATATCTTATTTTCATCCAAATAGGCATTTTACTCTTTTTAGGTTTTATAGGTGGTGCGCTATCACTCAAATAGCGATAAATCATAACAGCATTATTCAGTGTGTTGCTTTCTGGAAGATATATATTTTCTGTGTACCATCTTGTTATGCTCTTATCGTCATAATGATCTTGTATGTATTCATAACATCTGTTTGCAAATTCTACACGTAAATCCCACGACTGGTCATGAATACCTTCCCAACACCGATTAAACGCATGTGTTAACATTTCAATATCTGTAGAATCTGATTGCAAAAATTCTGTTAATGTTTGAAATGTATAATCTGCATGTGGTATCCACAAATTCTCATATAATAAGAATGCAAGCTGTCCGTCACCATCGTCCTGTTCATATCCATTTTCTGTTAGCCATGTAGTAAGTTGATATAATCTACCGTGAGTATCTCCATTTACATTTGTCCACTGACCTAGACCATATCCTTTTCGTAAATCAGTCGGCAAACCTGGTGTTAAATTTTGCCACACACCTGGAGATAATGTTGACTCTTGCCAAAAGTTACCACATATTGCAGAAATAACATAAATGCTTGGTGTCATAATTTGCTCTCCTGTTTCATTTTTTCATTCACAATTTTCTGAATAGTTGTGTAGTCATATCCTGCTTGTGCTAGTCTACGCTTACGTTCATCACCATTACACCAGTCACCTCGAATTACTTCAAGAGCAATTTCTTCATTTGTTTTTGTTGTGTGAGTTGAACCACCTTGCATTAACTGATTTACACGCGTTTGTACTGTAACATAGTTAAATCCTGCTTCCTTTAAAAGTAATTTTCTTGTTTCGCCATTTCCATACTTTCCACGAATAACATCTAATGCAACAGCATCTAAGTCAACTACTGTGTTAGAATCATTTTCAGTGTATCTTAAATGTACGTCCCAATCACCATCATATTCGTAGTAAGATGCAACGCAAATTTCTTTTCCAGTTTGATCTCCTGTTGCCCCACCTTTTATTGTACCGTTTTCATTGATAGTAGCATGAACTATCTCATTTTCATTGATACTCATAACAACATGTTTTCCAGTTTTAAGGTGAATATCACCTGCTTTCCATGGTGCTTTACAATCAACAAAACCGCAAGCTCTAAGTTGTTTTTCTAAGTTACCTGTCCATGAATATGGTGAAACATTAAAACCTGCGTTGTGTAAACCTATTGCTACTAAAGATGAACAATCATAATCTGGACTATAACGATTGGTTTGGTCGTAACCATGCGTGTTATCATTTGCTGTTTCAATCATAAACTGTACTACCATATCAATGTTTGGCATAGTTTAATTCTCCTTTTTATCGTCATAAATGTGAAAAAATTTCATTAACTTATCTGGTAAAATATCTGGATTGATCTTGCAAATATTTTCCAGAATCGAAACTAGTTCTGTTGTACACGCATACAGAACAATCACTGGCAGAACTGGAGTGCTAAACTGAAAGCCAATAATAGAACCTTGTGTGTCAACTAACCACGCTATGAAATAGCATAGCATGAAACCAACCTTTTTAAAAAGACCGTCACGCAATTTTGAACTCTGAATATCTTTCAGTTTAACAGCTGTGATGATACCAGCACATAGGTCTAAAAGGTTAAAAATTAGTGCTACAATAATAGGGTAAAACTGTTCCATTTCTTTTACTCCTTTCCGTATTTATCTAACATCATTATAGCATATAAATTGACAAAATTCAATAGTTATGCTATAATAAATAAAAAAGGAAGTGGCTATAAATGAATAAATATTATGATGGTACAAAATTATTGTCAATGAATGACATAAATGGAAACAAACCAGAAATATATATGTGTACTACAAATAGAACAGGTGGAAAGACAACATATTTTGGACGTCTTTGTTTAAATAGATTCCTAGATAAAGGGGAAAAGTTCTGTCTTATTTATCGCTTTAAGTATGAACTAAACGATGTTGTAGACAAGTTTTACAAAGATTTGAATAGTTTATTCTTTCCTACACATGAAATGACAAGTAAGAAACATGCCGATGGTATTTTCTGTGAACTGTTTTTAGATAAAAAAAGTTGCGGATATGCCTTATCACTTAATAGTGCAGACCAAATAAAAAAATATAGCCATTTATTTTCTGATGTTATGCGAATGATATTTGACGAATTTCAGAGTGAGACAAATCATTATTGTGATGATGAAATTAAAAAATTTCTCAGCATACACACTTCTGTAGCTAGAGGACAAGGTAAACAAGTTAGATATGTACCTGTTTACATGTTAAGTAATACTGTTAGTATCATCAACCCTTATTATATAGAAATGAATATCAGTGCTAGACTAAAAGATGATACTAAGTTTTTAAGAGGTGACGGCTTTGTTCTGGAACAAGGATTTATTGAAAGTGCTAGCAAAGAACAAAAGACAAGTGGTTTTAATAGAGCTTTTTCCAGTAATTCGTATGTTGCTTATAGTAGTGAATGTGTTTATCTTAATGATAACAAAAGCTTTGTTGATAAGCCTACTGGTAAAAGCAGATACATTTGTACATTGAAATATAAAGGTACAGATTTTGGTGTACGTGAATTTGGCGAAGAAGGTGTTATATATTGTGATGATAGACCTGACATTACATTTGCTACTAAAATAACTGTAACAACTAGTGACCATGAAATCAATTATGTTATGCTAAAACGTAATGATTTCTTCTTATCAAATTTACGATATTTATTTGAAAGAGGTGCGTTTAGATTTAAAGATATGCGTTGCAAAGAAGCTGTACTAAGCGCATTAAGTTATTAACATTAAACTGGTATCTTCTCATGTTTTCGCCAATGAATAAGTGGGATAGCACACTTGAAATTATAGTGCCTACTTTATTTGTCGTTATTGCTAAGCGCATTGTATGGTACATGAGTTAAGGATATAAAGAAAAAGCAGAGTAATGAACATTTTGTTCACCTCTGCTTTTTTCTATTATTTATTTTTTACCTGTTGAACCAAACCCACCACGGTCTTTTCCACTAAGATTTTCTACAATTCTAAGCTGTACTAAAGGTTGATGCTCAATGATTCTGAATTGACAGATTCTTGTGTTTTTAGGAATACAACAAGCTCTGGTAGCATACACTGGAAATCCCCACTCGTCATTGTTACCACAGTATGATTCATCAATTATACCAATAGAATTTGTCATAATTATGCCATAATGCTTAAAAGTTGAACTACGTGGTACGACAAGCGCTTCATAGTTTTCTGGTAATTTCATTGCTACACCTAGAGGAATAATCATATAATCACCTGCATTCATTTCTACGTCAATAGCTGTGCGTAGATCAATCCAATCACCACCTGTACATGGTGCTATAGGAGTAACATCGTCTCTAACATATTTGATTTCAATTTCTTTTAATTTCATAATTTGTCCCTTTCTATCCATTGGAGTACACATAGGTGTGTTTCTAAAAGCACAATCTTGACATCCCTTATAAAAACCACATTCATCACATGTACAACGTTCATAGCCATATTCTGGATATTCACTTGCTAAAGCAGTTGGACAATAACCGTTTACACAAGTTATTCCACAATAATTTACACATCTTTCCATAAATTACCTCATTTCATATGGTGTATCCACGAGTAGTACACCACCACGTATTCTTTTTGGTCTTAATTTTCCCGGTACTTTTAAACCAACTCTAAAGTCCCTCATTGTCCTCTTAATTGGTTCACCAGTTTTGGAATCCAATAAAAATTCTTTTTCATCATCACTCCATTCCTTTTTTATTTTTTCACCTTTACTGTTTGTATAACCATCTGGAGTAGCTGTCCCAGATAGTGATAGTTCAAACAAGTCTTTACATTTTTGTGGCATACCTGCACACTTAATGTTGTTGTATGGTTCATCTATAGGGACAAGATTTTCTGCAACAACGTGCTCAATGTATGTCTTTTGTCTGGTAAATATAGCTACATCCCAGTTACTTTCCAATTTCCAACAACAGAAATTTTTATCATGTACTTTAATTCCTACTATTTTTTCTGGTGGAAGATCGCAATGTATACTGTCTGTATCTGCATATATGAAACCTGCTTTATCAACTCCATGATAATTTTTCTGTGCAGCTCTGATAGTGAAATTTCTAGCATAGCTAGTAATAGCTGACCCGACTGGAATATAACCAGGTTTTTTCTTATCTTCTGCAACTGGTAAAAAGCCGATTGAACCATCGTCTTTAACGTAAGCTATTTTAAAACTTGAGTCTGTACTACTTGCCATTTTACCGTACAAGTTATTTAAGAATAATTTTGCAAGTTCACGTAAAGCACCTTTACTTTCCTGCTTAATCTTTTTGTACTTGTCAATGTACTCATCAAATATACCTATTTCACTGTAAAACCAACAGCCATCAAGTATTTCAAAATCAACTAGTTCATAGTGCTCTTTTAATAATTGATAGTCTGTCATCGTTAAAACTAGTTCCACTCTTGTATCGTGTGTGTTACCATCTTCGTCAATCCAATGTGTGTATTTTTTACCTGTTTTCTTATCATACACGTCAGTTGACTCAAGTGCTTCAGTTCCGTCATATAATAATGAGGACTTTATTTGTATAAATGGTAACATATTTTTTTTAATATAAAAACGTGTTTTAACTCTAACAAAGTAATACTTATTTTCTCCTATAGCTTTATCTGGAATCATGTTTCCCTTCCAGAAACACGGTTTACCTACTGGATACCTATTACCACTTTCAGAACTCATCATAGAGGGGTATAATGAATTAACGTCTGCTGTTGTACCATTTTTGTATATTTTGTTTTCTTTACCTTTAACCAAATAGCACCAACCACCACGGTAAGACTTGCGAACATAATCACCTGCTGTTGGATAACCGTATAACGATTTATCTATTTGAATTGTGTAAAGGTCTGGAAACATTTCCTCATAAGACAGAACGTTTTTAGTTGATGCCTTACAAATTTTTTTGTATTCTTCCAAACAACACGCACCAATGGTTAATTTATCATGTCCCTCTTGAAACATAATTTCAAGTGACTCTTTTACAACTAAAACGTCATTAGCAATATACTTTTTTTCTTCATCAGTTATGTTGCAACCTGCATATCTAAAACCAGTATACTCCATTTCAAGCTTTTTATGCTTTGTTGCAAAACTTTCACCTATTCTCTTAACACTAAAAGGTAAAAGTTTAAGTGAGTCTCTTATTTCAATAAAATAACCACCTGTTTTTATAATTATTGAGTACCACTGTCCACGTTCTGATATGCTATATTTAAATGTGTTGTTAGCCATTTCTTTTTCTTTTTGCCATTCAACGTCATAGTCGTGTTCACCTATTTTATTAAATGCTTGTTTGAAATGCTTATCAACCAATAAATAAGATAACCAGAATGCACCATCAAACTTTAAATTGTGATAGTAAGCAACTATATTAGATTTCAGGCTTTTAAAGTATTCAAATTGTTCACCTATAGAATGAAATATAGATACAGTATCAGTGAACAATTCCACGGAAGCACTAGCCCAAACTTCTGTAGCTACTTGCCCTGCGTAAACAGTTGTCTCAAAATCACACATAAAATAACGAAACTTTTTTACTTTCAAAATGGAATCTCATTATCTTCATCTTGTTCAAATGCTTCCATTACTCTAGCTCTAATATCGTCTGTATCTGGCATAAACTCCATCATGTGCGATATGTAATCAAGAATTTTGTCTCTATCATACGCTATTTTGTATGTAACTAGATACCCTGCTTTAGCACCATCTTCGAGCATGACAGCTACAGCAAGTTCACCATTTTGTGCTATCTGTCTATCAAGCCAATCTGTTAATATCTCTCTGCACATTTCATTAAAATGTGTTAAATACTCACGATAATTAGATATCACAACTCTAGCAAAGAATGATGTATCATACGAAACATAGGTGGGTGGTGTAAAACCTTCTGTATTTGTACTTTCTTGTGTAGGTGGTTCAACTTGAATATTACGCTGTTTTTGCTTTGCTTTTCTTTGCTCTTTTTGCTGTTGCTTTACAATTTGCAACCCTTTTTTTCCAGAAATAACTTCGCCATATGTTGCTTCAGAAACGTATTCAGCTTTTTGATACAGCTTATTAGGTGTTAATTTTTCCAGTTTTCTAACGCTAGCTTGTGTTATTCTTTTTGGTCTACTTGGTACTACATTTTCAGAAAAAACAAAACCTTTTTTCTCTGCTCTGCGTATAAAAGATTTTACTCTTTTAAGTTGTTTATTGTACTCCTGCTCTACTGAAAATTTATTTTTTTTAATAGCCATAACTGCACCTCTTACTTAAAAAAAAAGAGGAGTAACAAAATCCTGCGTGTTACTCCTCTCTTATCTTAATAAACCTGCTACTTTAAAATTTAAATATTAACTGACTCTGTGTCAAGTACACAGTTTACAAAATCTCGACCTGCTCTAGTTTTACCAGAAGTCTTAATTACTGTGAATGTTTCACCATCCATAATCTTTGCAATATCTGAAATTGACCTCTTAAATGTTGCAGACTGACAGGAATAAACCTTGTTATCTGGCGTGATGATAGAAAGAACGTTTACTACTTCCCCTGTATCTTCCTTTACATCTTCAAATTTAAGTGCACCTGCAACTGTAATCTTTGTGCCATCTGGGAGGTCTTTCACAGATGTGATAGCTGGTGAAATGGTCATAAGATACACTTCACGCTTGTTAAAATCTCTGCTCATTTCTTTTAAGTTAATCATAGTATTAGTCCCCTTTTATGTGTTAGTTCTGCTCTGTGTCGTTATCTGTTTCATCTACTGAAGCATTTCTTGGTGGTAATACCTTTGCGTGCTCCATGAAATCCTGCTCTGTCATACCGTACAATGTTTCAACCTGCTCTGTGCTAACGATGTGTACCGCCTTTACTGTATCGGTTTCAACCATAGGCTTAATCTTCTTTAATAAAGATTCCTCATCCTTGTATGTACGCGGTACTGTAACACTTACGTTGCAAGGTTCACCCTGCTCAATGTTGAGACACATTACGATTGCTTTTGTTGCTGTGATTGTTCTTGTTACCATTGGAACTCTAGCCATGTTTTTTGTTCTCCTTTTCTGTTGTTAAGATGTAAAAAATATTTTTCACCCTTTTGGGTGAGTGGGTAGTGCAGGAATCGAACCTGCAATTTCCTAGCTTACAACACCTTGCTATATAGTAATTGAGTTGAATATGATGATAATCTCCTGCTTAGTTGCTATTATAGCACTTGAACCCTGCTAATAAGAGGGTGCAGCGACTTACCTTTTGTCTGTAACTACCCTAGTGAGGTTGGGTAGCTAGTCATAGCTACCCAAATGGCTATGTAAACATTAAGAGAGGTTGGGAGGTAACCTTGTCTATGTCTATTTCTGTTTACAAGAGTATTATAGCATGTTTACATATAAAAGTCAATACCTATTTGCAAAAAATTTTTAGAAAAAATGTAACGAAACAATGTACTTAACATAATGGTTCAAAATATCGTTTGTTAACGTTTTTACTGTATCAGTACTTGTGATTTCCTGCGATATGCTTTCTTTTATATACCTACAATTATTTCCTGCTTTATCAATGATATCAACATACAATGTGTTAGATTGTATGTGAATAAAAACATCATCTTTTAACCTCTTTTTTAGTTCCTTTTGCAATAATACACATAAAATCGTTTTCATGGTGATTTTCTCCTTTACTTGTGATGTTTAGTTGTCAATGTGCAATGCTCATGTTGAGCAAAAAGGCGTATAGCGTTGAAGCTATAACCGTGCCTGCAATTCACACGCGCCTTAGTGTATTCTGCTTAATAGATTATTTGCTAGTTTCTTCTCTTAACTTGTATGCGTATAGGTTGATATCTGACCATGCAACATAAAGTGGTGTATCACGCAAGCTGTTTTCGTCAATCACAATGTAAAGCTTTGCAGAGATTTCTAACAACTTGTTATATAATTCTTCGTCACTCATACATTCACGCTTTCTTTTTGTTTGATGATATAAACATTACCGCATAGTTGAGCTTTGAGTCTAAGCGCTTTAATTCTTCCAGATAGTATTTCATTAGTGCCCTATCATATAGATTCTTTTCGCCAAATGACTCATTTTCTTTTTTTAATTCCATATATGAATAATGCTTTAATTCTAATTCATGAACAAATTTCTTATTAATATTTGGTAGTGCTAAAGCTGTTTTACATGTACTACGCTTTTCACACATTACACAATAAAGATAATTTGCGCTAGTGCAACAAACACTTTTAAACTCTGGCTTCATTTTAGTCGTCCTCACTTTCTGAAACTGTAACATAACGTTTTGGCAATACTTTTGCAAGCTTGATAAATTCTTCTTCTTCCATACCGTAAAGCACACTTTCAACCGATGATTCTACAATGTGTACCAATTTAATGGTATCAGTTTGAAAGGTGTCCTGTAATGCTTTTAAGAGAGCATCGCCTGTTAATTCACCACTGGTTGTGTATGACGTAATTGTTACCTCAGCTGTAACAACATTAAGTGTCATAACCTTTGCTGTAGTCTGTTCGATAGTTCTTGTTACCATTCTTTTTCTAGCCATGATAAATTCCTCACTTTTTTGTTTTTTTTTTGAAACTGGTTTATTCTACGATACCAGATGAAACGCTTTATCTAGTCTTTTTTCATACTGCTAGAATATTCCTTACCACTCTGGGATGTTGGTAACCCTCACGTTTTTAGCAAAAACAGTAGTTAAACTAGCTTATTTTATCCGTATCTATCCGCAAAACAAGCCCCTAAAAAGCATGTATCCATTAATTGTTTTTGAGTGGTTTTTTCCACTGGTTTTCGTTTCAGTGATTTTCCTCACGTGGTGTTTTAAGTCGTCGCCACTAGACTAAAAGCTACGCAAGGGATTGAACCTTGCAAGCCGCCTAGCTTTTTAAGCTTTACAGTGTAGCTAATTTTTAATATCTGAAAACTGATTTATATATTGGCTCGATTTCAATTTTGTTCATCTGGTAAAGTAACAAAATAATGATTATATGGTGTTATTAAGTGCATACCAGTAGTTGTAAACCATGATACAGAGAAAAACTGTGCATTATGCGAACAAATAGCAAAGCCCCACGCGGATTCATTACATTCACGAAACTCAACAAGGCAATTTTTCCATGCTACATATTTTGCGTTACTATATGAACCGTAAACATCTTCCAAACGTGCACCTTGCACATTTTCACCTATTGCTAACAACTTTTGACCTCTTTTTGTTGAACCTTTAACAGTAATCATAACTAACCTCACTTATAATATAATCTCACTCTATAATAGAGTGGAAAGCTACGCAAGGGATTGAACCTTGCAAGCCGCCTAGCTTTTTAAGCTTTACAGTGTAGCTAAACAATAATCATAGTCATAATTATCGCACCAAATATTGTCAAATGTTTTCCAAACTTTATTCGCTTCCATTGTTACTTTACTAGAAAGACCGAAAACTTCATCACAACGTTTGCAAGTATTCCATGCAATATTACATAAATCTTTTAGTTCCTGTTCACACATAGAATCATAACTTGATTTTAATACACCACTTAAAAAACTTATTCTAGTTCTTAAAGCGATTGATTCAGAACAGTCACCACCAAAAATACACGCATTACAATTACATCCATCAAAACACTTTACCATAATATGATACCTCACTTTATTTTTTCTCACCCTGTTAAGGTGAAAGGGGCGACAGAGATTTGCACTAGCTGTCTACTCCGCTTTTACGGACAGCCCACACCATAAGGGTAGACTACCCCTATGGCACACATGTTACTTGTGAAATAAGATTATTTTTCATGTTAGCTGTAATCTATTAAGTTGTCAATGTGCATTAGTTATTTTTTACTTCCTATCTCCTTTCCTTTTGATGATATAAGTATATCACATGTGCACTCATTTGTCAACCCTTTTTTGCAAAAAAAACGAAAAAATGTTGTACCCTACACCTTTTCAGCATTTTGCACAAAAA